CGGATAACACTTGGGATAGCGATGACGTTGACCCTATAGCAATGATGAGAGAGTGGAGAAGAGAGAGGGTAAAAGCCGGTGGAATTGCGCCAAACGTTGCGGTATTTGGTAGCGATGCAATTGATGCGTTTATTAGCAACGCAAAAGTTCAAAAAGCTCTTGATTTAAGAAGAGTTGATAGAGGTATGATTAATCCTGAAACATTGCCTGATGGAGTAACTTATTGGGGGTATATTCCTGAAATTGCTACTGATATTTATAGTTACGATGAGTGGTATATCGACCCAGAGAGTGGGGAAGAGAAAGAGATGGTAGATAGCAAAGGCGTAATTTATGGAAGCACTAAAACACAAGCAAAAAGGGTTTATGGGGCTATTAAAGACTTACAAGCGCTTACCGCTACTAAATTTTTCTTGAAATCTTGGGAAGTAGAAGATCCAAGTGCAAGATTTATGCTTTTACAATCTGCGCCATTAGTAGTGCCTGTAGAAGTTGATGCGTTTATGTTTGCAAAAGTGCTTGCATAAAACTTTTAAGGAAGGGAGATGAAACAAATCAAACTAAAAGCTCTAATAAGAATTTCTACTAGCAGAGGTAGTTTCTCTGCTGGGGAGATTTTTGAAATTGCAGAAGATATTGCAAAAAAACTTATTAAAGCCGGTTATGCTCAAAAAGTAGAGCCTTTAAGCGTTACTCAAACAAGTGAAGGCAGTGGAGAAATTAAGCCTGAAAAAGAGCTTGGGAAATTAAAATTAGAAGAGCTAAAAGAGCTTGCTGAAGCTCTTGGATTTGATGCGGGGGATTTGAAAAAAGTTGATTTGATTAAAAAAATAATTGAAGAAGCGAAAAAAGAAGAAGCTTTTAGTGGTATTCTTGAGATGAAAGCGGATGAGATAAGGGCGTATCTCGGTGAATAAGTTTTATGAAGATTTAAAAGCGGACATTGATGAAGTTTTTTTCGAAGAGTTTGCAATTCCTGCAACTCTTCTTTGCGATTATGTAAATAAAGACACGAAAATAATATTTAATCTTGATCCTGAACTTCTTTTTAATAATGAATTTTCTACAAAAGCAATTTTTATCTACATTAAAAAAGATGATTTAATTTGCGATAAACCTAAAATCAAATGCGAATTTGGAGAATTTTTTACACTTTACAAAGAAGATGATGGAAGTGGGATTATAAAAGTTTATTTAAGCAGAGATGAAGTTAAGAAGGTTGAGATTTAGGTGAAGTGTTTAAATTTAAAATTTCTATGTCAGGGGAGTGAAACTTTTTATCATTCGTAACTATTAAATCTGCATTGATTTTTTTAGCTAAAATATATTGTAAAGTATCTTCAAAATCTTTAAAATTGCTATTATTTTTCATTAATTCTATTGCTTTTTGAGCTTCTTCGTTTGAGAAAGAAATTATTTTGACGAATTTTAATAAATTTTCTAAATCTAATAATGGATTTTTGATTTTTGACGTAATATAATATACGGTTGTTAATATATCACAGCTTGTGTAAAAAACATTTTCTAAGTTATTTTGAAAAAAACTAATAGCTTGACTATGAAATTCTCTTTTTTCGTCTATTAAATCTATTAAAACATTAGCATCAACGAATATCTTCACTTTTAACCTTTTGAATTGCTTTTAAGTCTTTAATACCAGTATCAACGGGATTTTTAATGAAATATTCAAATGCTTCTTTTTGTTTTTTAATCCTTTCTTTTTCAAGTGAATCAAAATATTTTGTTAAAGCTTCTTTTATTAAAGCACTTTTGCTTTTTTTTAAATCTTTTGAAAAAGACTCTAATTTTTTTTCTAAATTTTTATCAAGTCTAACGCTTATCATTTAAAAATCCTTTGTTGAGATATGTAATACAATATTACATTAAAATTAAAAATTAATCAATATCACCAAATTTCACTCCCTTACTTTTCTTTTCTATTTTTTTATACTTATCAAAACTTTTAAGGATGGGGAATTTGAGAAGAGCTGATATTGTAGCTTCTATTATTGAAGCGCTAAAACCTTTAAATATTCCTATTTATGAATGGAGAGTAACTCCTGCTGAATTTAGTGAGTTACCTATTATTGTGGTAAGGGATAAAGATGACAATGTGGAAGAGGAAGCAAGTGGAAGTGAAAAACATTCTTTAAAAGTAGAAATAGAATATACAACCGCAAAAAAAGACTTGACTGCAAGTGATGTAAGAGAGATTATTGCTTCAATTTTATCGGCTTTTAAAACTGCTAACGAAGACAATCCTATTGGAGACTATGCAAGTGTAAAAAGTATTGAGATTGATTTTGAACACTACGAAACTATCGTTGGTCGTGGAATGATTGAAATAGAAATAACTTACTACACAGAAAAATGGGGGATATAATGAATTTAGATAGAGTAATTGAGAGTTTAAAGCAAGAAGAGGGATTTGAAGGAATGCCTTATGAGGATACAAGAGGCTATCCTACAATCGGATACGGAACTAAACTTCCTATTACAGAAAAAGAAGCCGAACTTCTTTTAAAACACCGCCTTGATGAAAAAATCCTTGAACTTTCAGATAAAGAGCCTTTCTTTTTAGAACTTCCTGCAAAAGCACAAGAAGTTATAGCAAATATGGCTTATCAGATGGGAGTTGATGGAGTTTTGGAATTTAAAAAAATGTGGGCTGCTTTAAAAAATAAAGATTATCAAAAAGCGGCTGATGAGATGCTTGATAGCAAATGGGCAAGAGAACAGACACCAAATAGAGCTAAAAGACTTGCTGAAATTATGAGGAGTTTAGGATGATACCAATAGTAGAAATGCTTGCAAGTGCTGGAATGGATTTGGTGGCTAAGTTTGTTGATAAAGGAAAAGATGAAGCGGTTAAATTTATTAAAGATAAAACGGGTATTGACTTATCCGAAAAAAAAGAGCTTACGCCGCAAGAGTTGCAAAAAATAAAAGAGTTTGAAATTAAAAACAAAGAGCTTATTTTAGAGAAATTGCAGATGTATTTAGCCGATAAGCAAAACGCAAGAGAAATGAATATTGATATTAGTGCAAATGAAAAAGCCCCTTTAATTAAAAAGATATATCCTGAAATTCTTGCGACTATTGTTGTTATAGCTACTTTTGCGATGTTTTATCTTTCGGTATCCGTAAATTTAGAGCCGCCTAAAGAGAAAGTCGTAATGATTCTTTTAGGAACGCTTAACACGGCGCTTGGAATGGTTTTGAGTTTTTATTTTGGAAGCAGTATTGGAAGCAAAGAAAAGACAGAAGTTTTAGCAAGGATGAATAATGGAAGATAGAATCGTAAAGCTTGAGACAAGAACCGAATATCTTGAAAAGGAAATGAAAGAAGTAAAAAATCTACACAAAGAGGAAATAAACGAATTGAAAAAAACATTTAAAGAATTTCAAAAATCCCTTGAAGCAATAAAAGAAGAAATAAGGTTTTTTAGACAAACGCATATGCAAATAAGGTATCTAATAATCGGCGGGTCGTTGGTTTGGATAGCTAAAGAAGTTGGAATAGTTCATTTTCTAAAACTCTTAATTGGAGTTTTGTAATGAGAGAACTTGAAAGAAGAACCAACAACATCATCCAAATCGGAACAGTTGTTGAAACTGATAATAAAAAAGCCCTTGCAAGGGTAAATATTTTGGGAAGGGTAACTGACTTTTTGCCTGTTAAGATGATAGGAAACTCTTTTATTAAAGTTTTCATTCCCGTAAGGGTTGGTGAGCAGGTAATGGTTGTATGTCCTTACGGGAATGCAAACTCAGGGTTTATTATCCCAAGTATCTTTAATAAAAGTTGCAAAGAGCCTGTTGGAAGCTCTCCTGATTTGGCTATTGTGGAATTTAGCGGAGGAGTTAGGATTGACAGCGATGGCGTTAATCTGAATTTGTTTACTCCGGGGCTTTTAAACATTGCGGCAACTGCGGGGATAAATATTGCAAGCAGTGGGGTTATAAATATCAGAGGAAGCAAGATTAATCTAAATTAGGAGAAGTTATGAGCGCTATGACAAGAATCGGGGATGCTTTAAGCGGAC